CAACCTCAAGCAAAAGAGCTGCAAAACTGTCCACAACAAAAGCGACCGTAACGACAATGCGGCGATCTGGCATGGCCACGGCGCGCAGGCCAAAATAGCGCGAGTCGTCCATGCTGGTCTCAATGGCAACAATGCCGCCTTTTGGTATGTCGCCTTCGTGCTCCAAGGCAGGCCAGACACCCGGCGGTATCCATCCCCGATCGGAAGCCACCCACAGGTTTACTGATGCGCGTAAGAATTGGGCGCGGTCAGGGTTTTGCGACTCGGCCTCAATCGTTGACAGTTCCAACGTGTGACCGAGCGCAGGATTACCGTAAGCCCATGCGGCAGGGTTCATCGGGTCAAGGTCTGGCGGTGGTGACCACTCAGCAAAGTACAGCGACGATCGTTCGCCGCGATCTATGGCGCGCAGGCCTTGCTCACGCCAACGCAAAAATGCAGTACTGGCTTCCGTCCCAGCAGTTGACCAGCAGCTGAGCAGCGGCGATTTTCGTGCGCGCATAGATGGGATTAGACCGCCGTCAATAGCGAGCTGCGACATGTCCCAGATTTCGTCTGCCACGATCAGATCGTTGCTTGTGCCGTGACCGACCGATGGCTTTGCGGCGCGTACCGTCCACTTGCTGCCGTCTGGCATTGTCACCGAGTTACGACCGTAAGCCTTTACTGCGGTTGCTTGAAAGCGATCAACTAACACGGGCGCGATCTCGTCAAACAGGGTAATCGCCAAGTCGAGTCGGTTTGCCGTTGTTAGCACCGTCTGTTTCTTGCCCCGTATTTTTGGCATCTCTGTAAGCCACCAGCCAACCAAACTACCTAGAGCAACGGTCTTGCCGTTCTGTCTTGCCGTAGAAACGAGGCTTGTGCGATGCAGCAGCTCACCCTGCTCATCAAAGGCCAGCTGACCGTCAAGCGCGCGCACCTGCCAAGGCATAAGGGTGATGCCGAGATGCTGTTCTGCCCATCCCTGCACATCGCTCCCATATGACCCGGCGGCATCCGTGACGATCGTTTCCAGTCGAGGCCAGTCATGGCTGATCGCCGCCAGTTCGGGCTGGTTGCCATCCGATAGAGACAAGAGTTGGGTCGGGGTCAATCTCTTCTCTTCATAAAAAACCTCTTTGATATTTCGCACTCCATTTTTTTGCATTGACTCGTGTCTTGAGTGTTGGCGGTGTGCGTTTCGGGCTGTGACGTATCGGTGTCCTTTGATGTTGTTACAAGCCGCGCAGCAAGGTGCAAGGTTGTCCAGGCTGTGGTCTCCGCCTGCGTCTAGTTCCAGTATGTGATCGACGGTGTCTGCGTTGGGTTTGCCACAGTATGCACAATCTGGTTTGTTGGCTAAGACTTTGCGTCTGTTGGCTGTGTACTGGGGGTCTCGGTGTGCTTTGCTCATGCTCTCGCGCCTTCGGCTTGAGCTAGCGCGGCGCAAGCGCCTTGCTCTCGATATGTTGTGGTCTGTTTTGCTGTCGGGTTCATGTTGCCTCTGTCTTTGTTTGTTAACGGTATGTCATCTGTGTGAGCCTAATGCGGTAATGCTCACCCACGGGTTGCCTCAGTCCGTTACCTCATTACCTACCTGATTATGTTTACAGGTCGCCTCGACGCTTTGCCTGACACCATTTCGTGTTGCATGTTTCAGGGCGCGTCGATCTAGCCCGTTGCCGGGTGTCATCCATCCGCCTTGCGACAGGCTTAGGTCTGTTGAGACTTATTTAGTTTTGAGTATTGGTTGACGCAGGTAACTGGCTATCCAGTCAAGGTCAGCAGGCCGCCACACCCAGACAACTGCGCCTAATTCAAGGACGCTTAGCCAACGGGATTGCAACGGTGAAACCTTGCCTTTGTCGCTTTTAAGTTCTGCGAATATAACACGCCCACTGGGGTGCGCTAGTACGAGGTCTGGGAAGCCGTGGTCGCCTAGCTCATGTGTGGCCCAAATGCCACGTTTGTTCATAGATGGCAACGGATGATGCACAAGCCAGCCTGCGTGCTGAGCGATGCTTATAACTATCTTTTGGAAGTCTGACTCGGTCATAAAGCAGCCATGTACGCCTTGTCTGCGAGGTTTTTGATGGCCCAACGCACATACTGTTTTGCTTCGCGCTGATCTTCTTCAACCATTAAATTGTAAACAGCCTGTAAGCGTTCAATTGCGGTAATCATTTCTTCCAACGTCATTTCCATGCCTCAATTACGCGGCTGGCCTGCGATGCGGTCAAGGTCTCAAGAATGACATCGTTAACACCGAGGAACGCATGCAGCTGCTCAAGTGTTTCGCCTTCGTCCCAGCCTTTACCACGGGCAAGCGCTTTGATGTATGTCTGTTGCTTAGGGCTAACAAATGCGCCTGGCGATGGCTGAGGCTTCGGTACAGGCTGCCCTGAGCCGACTACAGCGCGCACAGGCACAGTCCGCTCTACCTTTTCCATCTCTTGCCTTGATGGTCGAGGGCCAGCAGTTCCTATCGGGCTGTTGCTAATCATTCTGCCAATGGAACTGGTCTCACAGTTCTCTACAAAACTGGTCGCATTAACGCCACGATCTGACACTGTTTCCTCTGCATACCCGGTCGCGATCAGTCGATCATCGTCGTTATAGCCTTCCGCGCTCATCACAACAGTTGTGCCGTCGTAACGGTAAATCTGTGTTTGTATGCGTCCGTTCGGATATGCAGCCCACCAGCGCACAAGTCTGTCTGCCACTGTCTCGTAGTTTGCTAAATCAAAGCCCATTTTGTCTGCCTTTTCTTTTCTTTTGTTGTCGGTCTCTATTGCTCTGGCTGTTCGCTCACGATGTTTCAGTGTGCGGTCTGATGGCACATATCTGCCAAAACTGCTATAGGCCAAGTGATGCCAGTAGTGCTATGCCTTGCGGCGTAATTTTGCACACACGCTGATCTGAGCCTGTGGTGGCTTTGCGTGCGTGGCCTGTTTCGACAATGTAGTTGGCTGCGAGTAGTTCGCCAACGCGCTTCCAGTAGCAAGACTTTTCTAGTTTGCTTATAACTGATGCTTCCTCAGCTGTGAGATCAGTGTGCGATCGGTACGCGCATAGCAGGCGCAGTGTCTGGTTTATGCGCCGCGGCTTTACCTGTTCGGCTGCTCGATATGACGTGGGGTGATCGTTGCTGCGTGTGAGCGGTGTGACCGAGATGGTTTCTTTGTATCCGGCTAAACCGATGGTTGCTTGGAATAGTTGTAGGTCTGACATGTCGGGTGTCCTTTGTTCGGGTGTACTGGGATGATGTTAGATGATGAGTTGGCTGAGTTCGGTGATGGCAAGCTGCAAAAAGTTTGCGCGTGGGTCGTCCATGCGTCGCAGGTCATCGCGTAGGGCTTCAAGTTCGCCTACCAGGTGGTAAAGGTGTGAGGCCCGTGACTGTTTGATGTGGTTAGGCGTAAACATGTCGTCAATAAACGCAAACATTTTGCGTGTTGACTCGGTGATGCCTGTTTCGGGGTAGACCCCGTCTACTTCGCTGTTGCCCATGGTGCCCATCCTGAATTGTTGTATATAGCAAGGGTGGCGCGCAGTGCGATCGTGGCGTTAAACAGGTCGCTGCACTCCTCGACTATGCCTTTTTCTTGTAGCCAGCCGATAGGCCAGTTGCTGTTAGGCAGACACCAAAAGCCGTTAATTTGTGTCAGGCCGTAACTGCCGCCGTTCGGGTCTGACGCGTTGTGCGCTGTGGTCTGGCATCGAGACTCGCGGTACATGACCAGGTCAAGTGTGCCAAGCTGATCGGCTGGAAAGCCAAGGTCAAGGGCAAGCTGTAGGGCATCGTCACAAGTGGCGATCGTGGTAATTGTGGTGGTCGGGGCGACTGTCGTTGTGACGGGCAATACGGCCTCGTAATAAGCGGCTGGGATGAGGTTGCTATCTGCCTCTGGGAGCGTCCTAGCAACGCCTAGGAACGTCGTAAACGCCCAGATAGTACTGATGATGCCTGCGATTATTTTGGGGGCTGTAAAGATCATTTTTTCTCCAATTGGTATGGGACACCCCAGCTGTCGGTGATGTCCTTAAATGCGAGCTGCGAGTGCAGCACACGCCCGTCGAGTGGGTCACGAAATATCTGCACCATGACCTGCTGACCTGTGTTGAGGTATGTGGTAAATACCTCGTAGGTGTAGGTCTTGGCGTCCATAGTTTTGCGCTTGCCTTTCGTCGGTACTTCGACCCTAGGCAACGGGTGTCACGATTGCAAGGATTTAGCCTGTTTCCATTGCTGCACAAGGGCTGGGACGCGATCGCCTACATAGTAAAAGATGTGCCACGGCTCGGATTGCACTTCCCATGTAAAGCCGTAGGCCTGGATGTTAGCGAGCATAAAGTCCATGCGGTCTTTTGCTGATGCGTCGCTAATGTCAACTGCCAGCCCAAGGTTATGGCGTGATGTGCCAGGTGCAGCCATCATCGCGTTACCTGGCTTTAAGTAGTAGGTAACACCGTTCCATGTTTTTGTTGATGCGCCTGCGATTGGCTGTGTCTGATAGCGCGCAAGAAAGCCTGCTTTTTGTGTCGCTGTGCTGCGATAGCAGTCGCCGCTTGATGTGGGCTTAAAGGTTTTGACACCAGCCGCAAACGCTGCATCGCGTAACGCCATGTATGCGTCAGCTGCTAGTGGGTGCAGTTTGCCGTATGGCTTGACATCAACCAGCAGGCCTGCTGGTAATTCACCCGGGGTTACATGCTGCAACGTGGATGGTAAAACTAGTTTGTGGTAGTGCCGTTCTAGCGGTGCAGGTACAGCGGTCAGCGTTGGTGCTTTAGGCTTCGGGGTTTTTGCCGATGCCATAAGCCTTGTTTTTCGGGTTGACATAGCCGATGAATAGTGGTGCTACAGCTGCGATGGCTGCACCGAGTAGGTCGTTCGGGTCGGTGTTGCCTGACATGTAGAGCGCTACGGCTGCTGCAATGGCACTGTTGATGTAAGTCGAGATCATTGCTTTATCACTGGCTTTCATTTGTTGCCCCTGTCTGTTTGGCTTTCTTAATTCCGTTAGATGCTAATAGGCCGCCGAGTGATCCAGTCAGGAACACGACAACGGTCGAAAGTAGGTCTATAAAGGCTGCGTCGTTAGGGGCTTGCTCGAGCGGCTGGTTGACGAACAGTAAGCCGTAAACGAAGCCGAGCACAATGGCGGCAAAGCTGATTGACATGGTTATGCCAACGATCAGAATTAGTCGTGCGTGTTTATCCTCTGGCGACATCGCAAGCCGTTCTCGTAAAACACCTATTTGGTTCAATGTTGACTCTTGTGCTGCTGCATCCATTTAGTACCGCCGCTATGACTGCAAGCATAAACAACAGTGCAAGATATTTAGTTGATTGGCGTAGGTGGGTTTGCTGCAAGTTCTGTTGCCTTTGCCATTGTTGCGTCCTCAGTTGGCTGCAAGGCTGGGTCGTCCATCCATACAAGGCAGTAGTAGCCGTCACCTGGTTCGTTATATTTCCATGTTGTGCCGGGCGCTAGTTCGCGTGTGGCGTTGCCTATTTGTGCGTTAATTTCTGCTGTAGTTGGTGTGCTCATTGAATCCTCTGTATGACAATAGTTGCATATACTTCGGTGTCAGAAAAAGAATCTGCAAAGCCTAAGCCATAACTCGCAATTGTGTTACCGCATCGGTGTTGCAATTCTATGTTTGATGAAACTGACAAAGTAAAAACGGTTGAAAGGTTTGCAACATTAAATCCGTCTACGGTATTTGACGATTGGTTTGTACCGATAGAAATTGTGCTGGAAGCAGTTGTGTTTTGCAATCTAATTTTGTTGCGTCCTACTTCAGCAGCAGGCGCAGTGGCTGTGACCGCATAAGTGCCAGCAGGCAAAGTTATAACGCTAGACGCAATAGAACAGCCTGTTATGTTGTTTACAACGGTTGTGTTTAATACGCGCTTAAGGTAACTGCCACTTGTAAAAGTGCCGCCTGAAGTGCCGTTTGCTTGTTCCTCACGAAAAATTGCAATATCGGCAAAGTTGTCAACCGTGTCGTTAAGTTGCTGGGCAGTCAACACTGCTCCAGATACGAATGCTGTCCATTTTGCTGCCATAAGTGCTCCTTATCCTAAGACATTTTCGGTGTCGATTGTGCCATATACCAGATCATCCAAGATCAGCTCAAACACCAGCGTGGTGGGCGATGTAAACAGCGTTATGCGGTGGCCTGTCGATAGGTCTATTTGGTGCTGGATGCCCTCGATGGCTAGTTCTTGCGCCAGTGATGTAATGCTATTCCCGCTGGAAAATGACTTCTCAATTGTCACGGTGTTACCAATTTCAAGGACTGCCACAGTGTCGCGCTGGGCATCGGTAAGGGATGCGAACAGTGTCGATACATTTGTGTAGCGCGCCTCAGGCTGGCCTACGAGCAGATAGTTGGCAAGGTCAAGGGCTGCTGTGTCGTTGTGGACTAGCGCGTCTGAGATGGCGGTGGTCTGAATAAAGTAGGTGGCCTGCGATGCCAAGTCCTCGGCGATCTCTGGCCCTGAAGCGCCAGCGTGTTGCACTGCCGCCCTGTTAATTACTTGGTTGGCCTCAAAACTAATGCCCACATTGTCGTAGGGTATTTGGGTTCCGTCATCGTGAAAGTCTGCCACCGACGCTGACAACGTAGTTCCGACTCGATCTTGGAATGTAAACACTCCATCACGCGCGCAGAATATGCGGCCTTGCACTGACTCGTTGATC